ATTCGTGCCGAGCATGTTGAAAGCGTTTTGCACTTGCAGCGGCAGTTGATCCATGATGATCGGGCCCACGGTAGCTTGAATCGTAGCGTAAGCTTTCGGCTTTCCAAGATACTGGATAACTAAAAGTTTGGCGTAATAGTCAATCAGTTCTTGATTCGTCGCCATTTAAACCACCGTAATCGCAATGTTGTCGCTTGAAACCGCAAACTGCCTATTTTTCGTAGACGGGGAGAGTGTGTTCGTGAACGAGCCCATCGCCGAGGTAGAAAATCCCGCACCAGTTACGAGCGTATTGGGGTCAATTTGCTGAACGATAGTTGCCAATTGATTGATGTTTACTTCGACGTTTACGCCCGGAACGAAGTCGGTCGGAAGTCCTGCGAGAATGGCCGCAGTATTCGGGGGATTGATTCCGTTTAGAGAAGTCGCATTAAATTGAATGAACAGGTCTTCGGAAACAACATTGTCCCACTTCACTGTAAACGGAATCCCGTTCACTTGAATCAAGGTGTAATTAGTTGCTCCGAAAAGTCCACATCCTGCGTTTCGTTTGACGTAAATAGCATTTGCGATATCGGCAGTGGCAGCGGAACCAGCAACGATGATCCAAATTGAATGCTCTGGGATTCCGTCTTCGTCCGTTGCACTTGTATCATTTTCGTATACAAAAGCAGAAGTAACACCAGGGATGTTTTCAAGAGCGGCAAGCAGCCCTTTAAGATAACCTTGGCTCGCGAGTGAAACCGATTTTTGTCGGCGGATTTTAAGGGCGGCGTCGCTCTCTTCATTTATCCCCGGAGTCGTGTAAGTGGTCGGATTGTTGATGGATGAAACGCCAAGAACAATCGTGACCGGAATCGTAATCGTGTTCGGAACCGTCAGCACATCGCCCGGATTTGCCGCCTGAAACGCGTAAACATGCGTACCGGCGGTGACACCAAGTTGAGTGGTCTGCAATTGCCACTGGTTCCCCGCGTTGTCGGCGGCAGTATAAACAGGCTGAATAGCCTGGTCAAGACCGTACAAATTCAACGATTGCGCGACGACTAAAGTGAGGTTTGTAACCGTGAAAGTTCCGACCTGACGTTGGATGCCATTGATCGCAACCCTTTGGTCAAGGATGACCCCGATTGCATTGTCGGGATCAAACATGTTGTAAATCTGAACGAGCAAATCCTCTAGATCGAGAATCGCTTGAATGGTGATGTTCAACCACTCCCCGTCAGGGGAGTCTGGGTCAAGGTTTATATCGTTACCATAAATTAATTTGAAAGCCGCGGTGTACGTCGCAAGCAGCTCTGCTTGTGTCGCGACCGTTAGTCCTGTAGGCCCGATTGCATTTGGCATTTCTTCCCCTTAGCCTACGCCGTTCAAGTCGTATTGAAAAATCCCTGTTAGTGTCGAATAGACTGTCTGCACTTTGTACTGGACGGCAAATCCTCTTGTTACCGGCGAAACACTCAAACTCGTCTGTAAAATACCCGTCACACCTTCTGTATTTAAAATCGTTGCGTTGATTGAAAGGTTCAAGGCCAGTTGATTTTTACCGCCGAGTTGGTTGAACCAGTCGATGCCTTCAGAGACCGCAAAAAAACAGTCGCCGAGAACCATGCTTAAGCGCGTTTTAATACTCTGAGCAATCGCATCGTTGTTCGCCCGATAATCGTTCTTTCCTTTTCCGAACTGCCAATCGTCGTCGGAATCTAATGCTCTGACGATCATTCTAAAAGCCCTCCAATTTTCAAAGCAATCACTTGAATCTGTGTGCCGACCGCTGAAATTGCAGCCGCGTTTACGGGAACACCACTTATGCCGGGGCCCGATGTCACACCACTCACTGTCAACGCGGCGAGTGCTGTCGTTAAAGTCTCGAGCTGCGTGCAAAGATCTTGAAGCGTTTGGTTTAACGTCGTTATATTATTCTGAATAGTGGCTTTATTGTTCGTCGGATTGATTCCAACTTTCACGCTTCCGTTTGTAAACATCATGCGAACAGCATCATAAAGCGGACGCGCATTTGGTGCGGATTTTACTCCGACCAATGCGAAAGCATCGGAAAAAGAATGAGTCCGACCCGTCGCGACCGCGCCAAATTGCCCGCTCTGAAACCAACTGTCGATATCACGATCATTAAAAAGCAACAAACACTCGTCACCAGCTTGGATAGGCGTATTTATCCACGAGGAGCCGCCGCCGAGGACAATGCACGGGCAGTCAATCAAGAGTGGGTAATTTCGAAGGACAGGAGCATAAACGCCTGTCACATCATTGAGCATGAAGAAAGTCTGCGCGTAGTTGATTGTCGCTTGCACGGTCTGCAAGGAAGAATTGAAATTTTGAATTGTCCCAACGTGAGTGCTGCAAAGCTCAAGCATGATTTCGCGCTTAAGTTGGTCCATAAGGTCGGCGAGTTGAGGGTCGTTCGGTGTCTGATTTAAACTGGTTTGAGGATTCACAGTACCGCCTGTGGGACGATCGTCAATGCGGGACCGCCGTTGGTCATCCCGACCGACGTGATAGCGTTGCCGCAAATGGCACTCGAAATCGTTCCGCGATGTTTCAGCGAAATAACTTTGTAAGCTGAGTTATTGAACTGCGCCGGGGCAGTCAAGCTTTTCAATTGCAAATACTGACCGACGATGAGCCCCGGCTCAAAGATCATATTGAAATTTAAAATTGTCTGTTCCAAAACTGGTGTCTCTAAGAGCCCGTTGCTAGAGTCGATAATCGGGATTTGTCCTAGCAGACATTCCGTGTTGCCAAGACAGTTCACTTTTCCGTTGTCGATGAAAACAGTGTTCGGCCAGTTTTGTTTTAAGATATTTAAGGTGTTTCCGTTGTATGCGTTTCCTCGTGACAGCGTGCCTGTAAATAACTTTTGAGAAACGGCACCAAGAGAAAGCTTCGGCAGAGATTGAGCCAAAGTTGCGATAACTGTAAATTCAGAGGTTCCGGCAGGAAAGGGGGGTAAATTTGTAAATCCATTCTGCGCGGCAAAGCCGCCATCGAAGGACTCTATTTGGGTTACAAAGTCCACGCCTTCGCGAACTGACCATGCTTGAGTGATGTTGCCTTTGAAAATGATTGACAGCGCATTCCCGTAACCGGCGGCCAATTCAATAGAACGAAAACTGTTATAGTCTGTCACGTCCTTACGGAGATTGTTGCGGTTATTTTTCGAGAGGTTGTAAATGCGAATTGATGCGATATTCAAACTCGAAAACGTGTTCCGAGTGATGTCGAACTCAATTGTAAACGGTGGTTCAATCGTCAGAATGCTGCCATCCTGAGTTTGTGCCTTCAAAATATAGTTACGCCCAAACTTAACTGCCACTGAGATTTCCTTCCAAGAATTCTTGATACTGAGCAACTTCGTCCGCGTTTAGAAGTAAAAGTTGGCAAGCGTTTGAAGAGAAATCATTTTGCTGACTCGGTTCACGATTCTGCGCTGAAAAACAAGCAAGACCGAAAGGGATTTGGTTTTGGAATTGGTTGAGCATGTTCGGACTCACCGTGATTCGCAAACCTTGCAAAGTGAAAGTCAAATACGACAAGGAAGTGATGAACCAACCTTGTTGCAGTGGCACGAAGTAAAGAGTCATGGTAAACGACGAGCCGTCGGGTAAATAGATTGTCTGAGTCTGGAGTGGGCCGTTCGTGATGTTCTGAATCAGCTGCATCTAAACCCCCACAGGTCCGCCGGGTTCGGCGTTTGCGAGTCGAGAGAGCAAAGAGGCCGACACTGAGATTGGCGTTTGAGAGCCTAAGTTTGCAACCGAAGCAGCTTGCGAAGCGAGCCGCCCTTGAGCGTCTAAGCCCGAGGAACTTGAAAGCGTGCTTGCGAACCTGAGCTGTTTAAAGGTCAACTCAAAGTCTGTAATCACGACCGTCTCTTCGCTTTGAACTGCGCGAAGAGATGAAATCGCCATGTTCTGAAAAATCGCCCAAGGCGTTTGAATGGTGAAAAGTGTGCGGTTGTTCCAATATCCGAAGAATTGTTGGAACGCGGTTTGCTGTTTATTTTGGTTAGGTTCCAAAGCAATTGGGAATCCGTCTTGGCCAGTGATGACACTTTCCGCATTGCCGGACCCGGCGATTGTACTCCATGCGGCGACTGCAGAGTTCTGAGCGTTCAAGGCAACTTGATACAACTGAAAAGCGGTGTTGTACGCGAGGAGTGCTGTTTGCGATAACGCCGGAGTATATGCGGAAATGATTGTCAATTTTTGAGCGGCAGTTTTAAGAATACCGAGAGTCGACGGCGTAATGTCGTTAAGTTCGCCGATGTATCCGTGGGTCGAGACCATGACAGGTTTCAGCGCGATTTGATCTTGGACCGCGGTGTTGTCTTCGAGAAAATTGTCAGTGATGTCGCTGGTCAAAGTCGCTGTCTGTTCGCCTTCGTAATGAAAAAGAAATGCGGGCGGCAACTGTGAAGTTTGGCCCGTCGTATTGGGCGAAGCTTGCGGTTGATACCCAAGCACGGATTGCGGGCTCACCAAAATCAAGTTGGATAGGGCCGTTGCCGCGGTTGCGAGAGATGTAAGTGAGGATAGGTTTGCCATCAGTTACCCTGTCCTTGCGGGCGTTGGCGAGTCGCATTGTTGAGCTGTCTTGCGCTAGCTTTATGAAGTTGTCCAACGGCGTGAGTGTCCTTTGCATCGCCGTGATGAGTGACAGCAACGTGCTGGTGAGTGACTTGAGAATTGTAAACGACAGGTGCGCGCTGTTGATACGGAATTGCGGCTTGCGCGCCGGTTGCAATGTAAGCATTTGCAGGCGTGCTGGTCATCAATTCTTTGATTCGGTTGATGACAGCGGTGTCGATATCGTCACGCCAATTTAGCACACCTGAAATCATACCTTTTCCAAAAAGATTTTCATTGTCTGATTTTTTATGCGCGCCAGTCGAATCATCGACGACAACCGAAGCGAGATTTACACCAGTCGCGATTTTGTCCAAAGACCAACCTAGGGCAGTAAAGACTTTTGTTTTCTCCGCAAGAATTGTAAGAGCGTTGATCATTTTAAAAACCGCGCCCGTAATCAGGCCTAAATCATCAACAATTTTCTCGCCATGATTTGCAGTAAAGTTAGACATGCCCCGTTTGAAACGGTCTTCAAGATTTAACATTGCAGCTTCAGCGCCTTGAAGCGAATGATTTTTTTTATCCGAGAATGTCGGAGCTTTTTTAAAGTTCTCCAAAGAAAACTTACCGCGCTCAAGTGCCACAATCATGTTGTCAGTCATGCCGGTCGTGCCGAGAGCCCAGCGTTTCGTTGCTTCGTTGACTGACGGATCTTGCGCGAACTTTTGGAACTCTTGTAAAAGCCCCGGCATATCTTCTAGATTTGATCTAATGCCACCAATGGTTTGCGCGATAATTTGGAAACCGGCGGGCGCGCCTTCGCCCCGTTTAATCGCTAACATCGCTTCCTGCAAGCTCATGAAAGAGCCTGTGACTTCTTCGTTGGTTGCTCCGATTTGGCGGGCGGCATACTGATGCTGTTCTAAAACTTGCGAAGAAATTCCCGTGAGAGTTTTAAAATTAGAAAGTGTCGAGCCCAATTTGGCTGAGACGCCAATCATCTTTTCAAACGCGAGGACTGCTCCCAAAATCGCAGCTTTGGTTTCAAGAGCCATCGTCTTGGTGTCGCTGAGTTTCCCATGCACGCCAACGATGGCACTGACAGTTTTGTCAGTGCCTTTGATGCCAAGATTTACGAACAATTCTGCGATATTCATTTGTTCAACTCCGTAAAGGCCGCCTCGTAATCGCCTTCGAACTTTTCCAAGTTGAGGGCTTGTAAAACTACGCGCGCACCCAGTTCTTGCACTTCAGTCATCGACCCGTAACCGAGTTTCACGAGCCGCAAGTGAATCAACAATACGTCGTCTGAAGCCTCTATGACAGGTCTCCGAGAATTTCTTTGAAATGCTGTTCGTACCGTGCATAAAGGCTTTTCACGAAAGGGGCGATGACAAATTTTCCAACCTCCATGCACGCGGTCATATAGTCGTCCCGCGCTTCAATAGGTTCAAAAGTCTGGTCGTCGATTTTTAGAGCGCCACGTCTATCCACGTATTGCATTCGAGCAAAACAAACCCACAAAGCCGCTTCGATTCTTTTCGAGGCAAATCCCGTACAAAACAAATCTTTGTAAAGCGCGGGGAGTTCGGTCTTCCCCGAAATCGGAATACCTTTCAATTCTTCAAGGACAATTTGGTACAACTCCCGCGCCTCTGCAAACGGAACAATGTTCAGTTTAAGAGTCGCTCCACTTGGCAATTTCATTTCGCTCGGCTTGCTCATATTATGTCAACACCCTCGGGCTGTTCGAGAATTTCAACGAATACATCGCGATGGATTGTTCCGTTTCACCCTCTACGTTGGACTTGCCTTCGATTTGTTTCGCAAAGATCCCGCCGCTCATGATATACGTGTCGGACGTAATGTTACCCGCACCGTCGCCGAGTTTCTTGATGAACTCGCCGGTCAGAAGCACCGTGCCTGCGAAGTTTCCTTGTTGCTGTGAAAGCAAATTGTTCAAGAACTTGTCGTCAGAACTTCCACGGATAATTCGCAATTTCACTTCGCACTGTTTACCGCTCGCATTGAAACCGTAAATGGAGTTCCCATCTTTGCCGGTTTTGACGTTCGCGATTTCGTTTGGATAAGTCAGCTCGACGCAATTTCCATCGGCTAGGCCTGTTAGGACCTGCCCATTGATGTTGATTGTGTCGGAGCCGGACATTGCAACTGTTCCCATTTAAAACTCCTCTTAATTAAAGTTATGGATTTACGTTTACGATGACGCTTGAACTTTGGATCGCGCCAGCCTCTTTGATCGCGATTTGAACGAGCGGCGCTTTTCGCGCTACGCGGTCAGTTTGCGATTGCTGAGAAATCGGAACCGAGTAAATGTAGTAACCGACCTGGCTCACGTTCAAGAGGAAATCCGCTTGATTTCCGAAAGTCGTCGGACTGTTCCACGTTCCCGGAGCGACGTATTGATTGACGACCGCTTGCTGACAGACTTTTCGGTATGCGCCTTTGAGCCCGTCCATTCCGTTTTCTGTCTGCGGAACCTTGGTGCCGGTTTGCGCGAGATAATTAAACCCGGCAACTTGAAGAGCACCAACGAACCATTGCAAGTTGTAAACTTCGTCATAATAGCTGTTCGCACCCGAGCACAGAACCGAAGGGTCGCCTTGGAGGGAAACGTAAGTGTCGGCGCCCGCGGCTGTCGCTTCGTTCTGAATTGTTTGCGTGATGTTCGGGTCTGGTTGGACACCAGTGAGCGTTTTCAAGTGCATCGTCTGAGTCGTATTCGACCCGGAGAATACAGTCGAGAGCGCGCGCGAAGCGTAAGATGCCATCATTACGATGTCGTTCACCGGATTGCTGTCGTCATAGAACAGGCCGCGAGTTTGCGTCAAGTTCCCAGTTCGGAGCAAGTCGAGCATCCCGCCCGCCGTGATGTCGGCTTCCGAATGCGATACACAGAACGCAATTTTGTTGAGCGCCTGAATAACGGCAGCGGCAGCGAGCAAATCGGTTTGGCCGATTTCTGCAACCGTTTGATTGACCATGCAACCGAAGTATTGAACGAGTCCGACTGTGCGGGTGATTGCTGCATCCCAGGTTTCCCCCGGTGTTGAAGTTGTAATCGTGAACGTGATTCCGGCCGAATCTGACGTTTCGAGTGTGTTGCTCGTAATCGTCGCAGGACTTAAAACTCCGTACACGCCTGCGAATTGAACACTTAGAGATTCGTTTGCAAGTGAACCTGTGACCAAAACTTCACTCAAGCCCGAGACGGCTTGCAGTTTCGTTTGAATCATCGAAGCGGTGTCACCAAAGTTGATTGCTGCCGAAGCGTGGCCGCCGTAATTGAAAACAAATGTTCCGCTTGCCGGTACGCCGGACAGTGCCAAGTTTTGAGTCGCGACGGTGAGCAAGATGATACACAGATACCCGCCCGGCAAAAGAATGTTCGGTTGCTGAGAGAAAACTGCGTTTGCCATCTTGTACGTTTTCGAGTTCGTGCCGAAGTCGATTCCGACTTGAGTCGGCGACAAGTAAAGCGCGTAACCGTTCGTCCCGAAACTCATCGCCGGAATTTCATCGGAGAAAACCGCGAGGTTGCTGGTGTTGTACGCGCCAATCCCGGCATTGGCTTGCAAGACCGAAATGTTGATGATGTTTGATAACGCTAGCTGTGCCATTTTTAAAAACCCTTTCGTTAAGGTTCAATTGTTACGGGAGGCGATTCAAAATCCGTGTAATACGGAACCGCAGAAGATTTTCTCACGACATATTGTATCGCGACGGCAATCTTAAATCGGTACGGAATCGCGGAGCCATCTTGATTCGACAAATTCAAAAATTGTGAAGCGGGCGGCAATGGCGCGATATAAAAACTGTTCGCGTCTTGCTGATTACGCGAGTAGTTTGAATTCAGCGCCATGATGACTTCTTCTTTTCGGTTCACCGCTGAAATGTCGCGCGAGATAATATCAAGATCGAGTCGCGCATACATATTCACCGACTGAAGCGAGTTACCCTCAGAGTCTTGAGTATTTTGACTTGAAAAAACTTTCGGAGCCAAAACAGACACGGCAACGTAAAGCCCAGTGTCGGTCGGCTGAAAAAGTTTTTGGTCCCACAAGTACACTCGACCATTTGGCAACACCAATTGATTCTGAATGACCTCGCAGAAAAGTAACAACGGAGTTCCCACCATAATTTGTGCAGTCGCGACACCATCGGCGGCGTCCGTTACCTGGACGGTGTCGAACAGGAGTTGGGGGTCATCAGGGACGACCGCCGGGGCGGTGTAAAGGCCGGTGGCTGAGTCAATCGACCCTCCTGCGCCACCGGCCCTCACGGAATACGCGTAAGGCGGCGTCCCGCCCCCGGCTAAGAACGAGGCAGTGAGATTGATGGCGAGTGCGGTTTTTGATTGTGTGAGCGCAATCATCGCGGACCCGCCCCGGTCCAATCTTGAACCAAACTGTACTCGACGTAACCGTAGAGCACGTAATCTTTGCGAGCCATGACTCGCGTTTGCTTCCCTTTAAATAAAACAACGTCATCGACACCCAAGACGAGCGCGGTGTCGGCGTGGAGCGTGAACCATGTCCACGCTCTTTGTCCTTCAGGCTTAAGTAAGAGTTGGCGTTCGCTTAAGGGTTGAATGACTCCTCTGAAGTTTATCGGTTGTCCGACTTCGACGGCTTGGAATCCGACGGCTGTTTTTTGAAGCGGCTCAAAAGTCATGGGTTGATAGAAATCCTGCAAAGCTCCGCTCACGTCCGGCACTGTGCCTGCGACTGCAAAAAGCGGTTGGTCTGCGGCATTTTTAATCACGCCCATTATTTCACTTCCCAAGTAATTGACTCACTCAATTGTTGAGTGTCTTTTAAAAGTTGTCCGGTGTTGTTCTCGTAACCCGGCGTCTGCCAAGCAACCCATTTACCGAAGCCGCCGGTTGCAAAAGCTTCGATCACAATTCCTTTTGCCATCGCTGCGATTGTTTCAAGCCATGGTTTGACTGAGCCTTCTTTTAAAACTTCTTTGATTGTTTCAGGATTGAACGCCCCTGCCTCTTCCATTCGTTTCGGCAAATGCTCAGAGATTGGCACGCGCAAGAACGAGCGTTGCGGAATGTGTTCCGTTCCGAACTCATGAACCGCACCGACGGCAGCGTTGGTGCTAACTGCGCCTTGTTTGAAGCCCAGTTTCTTTTGATTGAGATTGATATTCACGGAGACAGTTTCTTTTTCTGAGTCTGCGCCTCTGCGAATAGTTTTTTGTCCGAGAATGCCCACGCGCGCGCGGGGCATCTCGCCTTTGAGTGCTTTTACAAGTTGCATGAGCTGTCTGTCGTCGAAGGTTGAATCGTCGGTGTCGCTCACGGCTTTGTCCTTCCGCAAACTGTAAAGACTTGTCCGGCCAAAAGAGGCCACAATAAATTCAAGTACATCGCGCCGTAATTTGTTTTCGTGTATGCCATGAAATCAGGATTATCTTTGATACGTTGGGGAATTTCGATTCCGACGGAAACTCCGCCGACGGCTTTTGAGTTTGAAGCCCAGTCGTATTGTCCATTCAAACCCTGTGAAGACGCGCGAATGTTGAGCACCATAAAATGTGCCGCGAGATAGTTGTACGACATTTGGTAGCTGAGTTGCGAAGAGTAAAGGCCGATGTTGATAGTTACATCGACGAGGTTGAAAGCGTAGGTGATGTCATTATCTGTGACGCCCACTTTCGGGTCCGAATTGTACGGAAAGTCCCGCGAGAACTGCGCCTTAAATTGTGCAATCGTCGGGGCTGTGTACATTCGTTTCTCCGTTTTTAGAAAAACGCCGAAGGATTTTTTAAGC